TCTATTTTAGGCAAAAAATTATCAAACCTATCTTTATAGGCTACTTCTACAGTGTTAAACTGCTCATCTCTTCTATTATTTGAATAATAAAAAATACCATCTTTAACACTTTCATTGGTGAATAAATTTACTGTTGACCTTGGTCTATCATCTACAAAATTTATCTCTGAGTTACCGAAGAAAACTTTACCTCTAAATATCGAAGCTATTGTATTAATAGCATCAAATATTTTTTCTCCTTGTTCAAAAACTATATTACATGAGAAACGTGGCTCTTTTCCTCCTCTTCCGTCTGTTACTCCTTCAAAGTAACCCTGATCATCTACAGCGTCACAAAATCTTCCTATTTTATAAAGTTGCCATTTATTAATGATTGTTTCATCAATATGTTGACCCATTCCATAACGAGTACTTGTTAGCAAATCATATAAAATCCAAGCTGGGTTATCAGTCCATTTCAGCTCATCATGAAAATCCCCATCCCAATCGCCTTTATATATAAGTTTATCGTTTTTTGGGGTATTAGAAAAATCTGCATTTGTTTTGTAGTATCGCTTATCTATTCCTCCTACTTTAGTTGGGAAATAATTACTAGGGACTTTTACTTTTTTTAGCTTGCAATCATAACTTCTTGTAGGTATTGAACCAAATGATCTAGAATCTAGTTTAGTTCCTACAACAGCAGAAAAAGGATAAGGTAAATTGACAGGAATAATTTCAGTTACTTTTTGCAAAGACACATCTTTACTAAGCAAAACAGAATTAGTCTCATGAGACAATTTCGTGACCCTGACAAACCTTTTTTGTAAAGTATCTACGGCAGAAGTTTCTATTCCCCTCTCTCCATCACTACTTAAGGTTTGAACGTTTTGAGTAGGAAGTGCAGGTAAGTCAAAAGGCTCATTTAAAATCTTAGCTCGACTTGAGTCTAATGCTATAACGTAATCTTTACTGCTTCCTTGAAAATCTGGGTTACCTAAATCAATTAAAGTTTGTCCTTCTATTAAAGCAACAATTCTAAAATCTTGTGTTTTATGTATTTTGTTCTCTCCATCAATACCTATCAAGCCAGTTTCCACCCTTATGTTTAACACCGAGGGGAATACACTTCCTATATCTAATTTTTTCTTTTCTTTACCAGAGCGAACGTTTTCTACATTTTTAGTCAATGTATCTTTAAGTGAGGATACATTTAAAGTAATAAAAACAGATTCTACATTTGGATTTAATATCGTGTGAGTTATGGGTATGGGTTTTTCATCCCAATTTTTTAAAGAGTTGTTCGCCCACTCGCTGTAGTTTCTTAACTTAGTTCCCGAGCTTCTGATATCTTCACTTCCCTCACTTAAAGGTAAACCGTTCTCTAGCGTTAAATTAAACTGTGTTGACGAAGGTCCATTTAACAACTTAGACCTAGTTAACATACCAGAATCTTCTTTTATTTTTTGTGGCGCTTTATTATTAGATGTTGAAAAAGGTCCATATAAAGGTCCACCATATTGCTGGTCTATAAAAATTCTATTAAAATAAGAAAAAGGATTTTGTGTCTCTTCTCCATCCCTAAATTCAGCTAAAACATTAGAAAAATTAAATTTTAAATCGTCAAATTGATAATCATTAGTTGTGCCAAGCTGTATAGCTTGCTTTGCATACTTTAGCTTACTTAAGTCCTTTAGAGCGTCCTTAATAGCGCTATCAATAGACAAAGTTCTTTCTACTCCCCAATAAGTTCCACTCGTTAATCTTAAAGCTTCTTTGTTGTAAATAGCTGGAAAAGCTATCAAAACGAACCCAAACATATTTCCAGTCAAGGTTCCGTTGGCTGTTATTTCTGGGCAGGTGCAGTCTATAATTTTAGCCCCATGATTTTTTAATTGGTATGATATATTCCATTTGTTTTTAGTGCCATACAGAGATGTTGAATAGTTTAGTATACCTCCATCGCCGCTACTTATATTACCACTTAAACCCGCAGCTAGCTCTGGTTTTATGATTATAAAAAATTCAGGATGCCCTTTTTCGACAGATACACCTTTTTCTAAAAATTTTCTAAGTAAATCTTTTACATTGCCACCATTCCAACCTAATTTTGACAAAGCTTTTGATGCTAAATCTCTTTGGAATTTATTTAAAGAAGCAGTTCCATCTATATCTATATTAGCTCTCTCTGCATTATTTTCAGTGTATAACCGTAAGATTGAATTTAAATCATCTTGGACTAAATCGTTAGCTCTAATTCTAGTCCAAGGTAAAGCCCTAACACCATGCGTTACATCAATATACTGTAAACCACAAAAGAATTTTGAGCTATTAGTTCTATTCTTCCAGTTTGTGCTTCCCTCATTGTTGTCTGTCCAATACATGGCGTTAGTTGGACGAGGGTTATTATTTCCAGACCATTTATCTCTTGTTTTTCTGTAACCAGCATATGAAGGGCTTGTTCCAGCACTATCAGGGTTCCTAGTTGTGTTTAACCAAAAGAAAAAATCTTCAATGTAAGCTCTCGCATAAACAGCTATTTTCCGATCTTTTATCTTCGGTGTAGTGCTGTCTCCGCCTTTGTCCTTTACTTTTTGCCTGTAATACAACATGGAAATGCTAGGAGCCATCTCTGGCTCAGTATTCCATACGCTTTGTTGATTGTTGTTGTATTTTAAAGAGGTGACTCTTCCATCAGGATTGTAAGAATCCAAAGCGTCTTGTAAGTTCGTAAAAAAGTTTTTACAACTTGTTGCTCCATTAGAATTGATGTCTATTGGATTGGCATCTAGTTGATTCTCCTCAAGCTCTGATACCGAAGTTTTAGATGTCGCGACTTCTGCCCCATCTGTTACTGCTACAGGGGTGTCATCTAAGTAAATACCTTGTAATATTCTTAAGCCATCACTAACTAAATTTCCATTCTGATTAACCAACCCCTCTATCGGACCATCACTTAATAAATCAAGAGTTTCAGCGTAGCTGTATGAAGCTCCATATTGCAAGTCTCCCATTGTTGGAGGTTTGTAAATAGGAGGCGAAGGAGAGCTTCTTCTTTTGCCCCCTCCTGCTATGCTTTTCTTTTTTAGTATGTGGTTCATGATTCAATTTGATTATTAGGAACCCTACTTGTTAGAATTGCATTAGGAGTTGAATAATCCTCATCATCAATAATTAAAGGATTAGCTGTAAGAACGTTTTGTGTTTGTTGATTTTGTGGGAAAGACTTAACAGTTGCCTGTATAACTTTAGAGCCAATTTTTAATCTACCATAACCTATTGGTACAGGTGTGCCTTGAGACGCTGTGTTAATCACATTACCAAATACAAAGGATGACCTTGATGCTTCTGCTGTGGCAGATACTCTTTGGTCTTGTGTGTCAGGCTTTGGAGATAATGCATATGATATTCCAGCTAAAGCTAAAGAACCTGCTAGACTTCCTAATATTGAAGTCCCTCCAAACAAAAATGCACCTATTGGTCCACTACCCACTATAACAGGTACAAGATCTATAGTTTCAGGATTTCTCATGGTGTCCATTTGATAGCCATCAGCGATCCTAGTTTTATTAACTATAACATCATAAATAAAACCTTGCTTTTGTAGCTCTACGACTCTTTTTAAAAATCCTTTGCGATTACAATCTATTGCTGAGAATACTGAACTAGGATTACCAATCTTTAAAGAGAATACATCTGAGTATTCTTTACCTAAAATTCCATGTAATCTAATAGTTGTCATGATACAGCCTTAATCCTGTTAAGTATATTTACATCTACTTCGCTCGATTTAGGCGTATAAATATTTATTTTTTTACTATTTAAACTATAGATAATAAAAGGCTGGCAACAGTTCTCAGACATTTTAACATCAAACTCCGATGGGTTCTCATCTCCTTTAATATGGCTATGAAAAACACCTATCATTTGATAGTCGTCCTTGAATAGTAGATAACTAAGTGGATTAATTAAAAAAAAGTTCGATGGATCTTCTGATACGTTTTGTTCTAATTGTATCAAATATTCTTTTTTATCTTCGTCAAAACCTAAAAAGCCGCAGATTTCGCTCCTAAAATTTTCATGAGCTATCTGTTTTATTTTAGTTAAAGCTTTTTTCGGCCCTTTAATACGTATTGGTTGCTCCATAATTAAATCCATCAGTTCCTGGAAAACCGCCAAACCTTGCATATAAAGGAGTAGGGTTTGCAAAATTTTGAAATGGAGCGTCAACAAAACTTTCAGTAGATGACAAGAATGCTCCACTTCCTGTTAAATAAAAATTCCCTGTATGGATGTCTACCATCCCAGTTACACCTGCACTTATTACTTCTGTGCTGCCATCCCACCAAGCTCTTAATCTATCTCCAGTAATATCAGAAAATAAACCTGTGCATTCATAGTAAGTCCGAGGCACATGAGTAAGAGCTTTGTTTGATGTCGTAGAATTGTACGGAGTTGTTATCTCTTTATATAAAAATGCTATCTCTTGCTCCGAGAGGCTTCGATTCCATAAAGCCCAAGGGCCGATGCCGCCATTTATAGTAGAAACATGTGGATCAGAATCATTCTCATACCCTTTCCTCCCAAATTGCTGTTCTACAGCACCTAACATAAAAGTTTGAGGCATGGCTTTTATAGAGTTAGAATCAAAAGTTATAGCCTCTCTACTGTCTTTTCCTGCAAAATTAGCTAAATCTCCCTCTAAAGTGAAAGATTTTGTTTCTCTCACTCCATTTACATAAATTCTTACAGTAGTAGCAGTTGTATTAAAAGCTTGTGCTACACCAGTGTCATTAACAATAACGTATTGATACCAATCTCTACCGTCTTGTTCGTTATTTCCTCCAATGACCTGTTGCTCGTTTAGTGTCGCAGAATTATAATCGTC